CCTGCTCACTTCGCTACGCCGCTTTCGCTGGCGCCGCGTTGTTTGCAGCAGAGAAACGAGATTATGAAGAAGTTTTTTTCGCTTGTCAAGTCAGCGTCACATACTGCGTTTCGCTTTCTTGCTTGCGACCTCTTCAGGCCTGCTTCTCTTAGCAGCTATCGAAATATCAGGGTTAACCCTAAGTTTTCGGCAACTGCCAAGCCCAAGACTATAACACGATTTTTGCAGATTGTGCAACTGGCTTTTGCCTAACTTGCTGCAATCCTTGCAATAACCGCGCGGCGTTCATTTCTGACTGCTTTGCGGCAGGCCTGGCTCGAATCTTCTTGCCCGACCTGTTGTGCTTGCTTGGCTTCGCGTTTCAGAACTGCCCGAACTGCGAAGGAGCGAGACTATAGCACAGTTTTTTCGCGTGGCGCAAAACGGCGAACCCGTGGACCTGCACCGCTGCCATCGCCGCCTCTCCCCTATATATAGTGGTGATTCCCGCGGTTGCCCCATATAGATAGTTGTCTCGTCCACCTTGCCCTACGTTTACTATTCGCCTGTACGCCGCACCTTACTGGAGACGAACACGCTATGCCCCCAGCCATCGCCCTGAGCGAAGATATCCTGATCAATGTCACCCCCTTCGAAACCCGCGTTGCGCTGGTGGAACAAGGTTCGGTACAGGAGCTGCACGTGGAACGCAGCATCCAGCGGGGCCATGTCGGTAATATTTATCTGGGGCGGGTGGTCCGCGTACTGCCGGGCATGCAGAGCGCCTTCATCGATATCGGACTGGAGCGTGCCGCTTTCATTCACATTGCCGACCTGCGCGAGAACCGCGGTGAAAGAAGCCAAGGACTGACTCCCACTCCGATCGAAAAGCTGCTATTCGAGGGACAGACCATCATGGTTCAGGTGGTCAAGGATCCCCTGGGCACCAAGGGCGCACGGCTTTCCACCCAGATCAGCATGGCCGGCCGGATGCTGGTTTACCTGCCCCACGATCCGCATATCGGCATTTCACAGAAGATCGACGACGAATCCGAGCGCATCCAGCTGCGCGAACGCCTGCAGGCCTTAATGCCGGCAGAGGAAAAAGGCGGCTTCATCGTCCGCACACAGGCCGAAGGCGCCAACGACGAGGAACTGACTGCGACCTGGAGTATCTGCGCAAACTGTGGACCAGCGTCCAGGCGGCGGCTCGCACCCAGCCCGCCCCCGCCCTGCTGCACCAGGATCTGACCCTGGCGCAGCGCGTGCTGCGCGACATGGTGGGCCCGAACACCGGCACCATTCTTGTGGATTCCCGCACGACCAGCGCCGCGATGCTGGAATGGGCGCGCATCTATACGCCCTCGGTCGTGGGCCGCATCCAGCACTACAGCGGGGAGCGCCCCCTGTTCGACACCGCCAACGTGGACGATGAGATTGCCCGGGCGCTATCTCGACGGGTGGACCTGAAGTCGGGCGGCTATCTGATCATCGACCAGACCGAGGCGCTGACCACGGTCGACGTCAATACCGGCGGTTTCGTGGGCGGCCGCAATTTCGACGACACCATCTTCAAGACCAACCTGGAAGCGGCCCAGGCCATCGCGCGCCAGCTGCGGCTGCGCAACCTGGGCGGCATCGTCATCCTGGACTTCATCGACATGGAGGAACAGGAACACCGCGAAACGGTGCTGGCCGAACTGAAGAAGGCGCTGTCGCGCGACCGCACCCGCATGACCGTCAACGGCTTTACGCAGCTGGGCCTGGTGGAAATGACGCGCAAGCGCACCCGCGACTCGCTGGCGCATCAGTTGTGCGAGCCCTGCCCCATGTGCGAGGCGCGGGGCAACGTGCGCACGCCGCGCACCGTCTGCTATGAAATCCTGCGCGAAATCCTGCGCGAGGCGCGGCAATTCAATCCCAAGGAATTCCGCATCCTCGCCTCGCAAGAGGTGGTCGACCTGTTCCTCGAAGAAGAAAGCCAGCATCTGGCGATGCTGGGCGACTTCGTGGGCAAGCGCATTTCGCTGGAAGTGGAAGGCGCGTACTCTCAAGAACAGTACGACATAATTCTTGTCTGATGTTCCCGGCTTCTCACTACTTATCAGAATCCCCCGGGAAGCCGCGCCAAACCTCGCGGCTTTCTTTCTGGACTTCTCACAGGCTATCCTCCATCTCGCACAAAATGGGTAGCTAGGTGGGTAGCTAGACGCTCCAGCTACCCAAATCGAGGGAGTCATGGCGACAAAGCGCGTATTGCAGGGCCTGCTGGCCGACATCCATATAAAGAACTGGATCCGCGCCGGCGAGCCGGTGGCCAAGTCGGACGGCGGGGGGCTGACCTTCACACTGTCGAAATCTGGGACGGCCGCCTGGGTGCTGCGGTACCGCATGCCCGGACGCCGGGCCGAGGCCACGATCGGCAACTACCCCGACATCAGCCTGGCCGAGGCCCGCAAGGAGCCAGCCGGCTGCGCGCCATGATCGACGCTGGCAAAGACCCGGCCGCCGAGAAAAGGGACGCCAAGCAGAAAGCCAGAGCCGCCAAGAATATAGGGTGGCTGGTGGATGACTATAAGGAGAAGGTCCTCAAGCACCTGTCAGGCTCAACGAATCGGAGCTACAAACGCCAGCTCGTCCGGATAGAGGATGAATGGCGATCTCGGCCTGTGGAAGAAATCACCCACACTGACGTCATCGAGCTGATCAGCAAGACGAAGTCAGGCTACAAAACGCTCAAGTCTGGCTGGCGCGAGACGGAGACCCTCTACATTGTCATCCGGGAGATTTTCAAGCATGCCGCCGGCCAGCGCATCGTGGTGATCAATCCCGGCGTGGGCATCAGCTTGGAGGCAATCATCGGGAAGCGGCCGAAAGCCAAGGCGCGACTCATGCTCACCGATGACGAGATCGCCGAGTTCATGCAGGCCAAGATGAATCGCCAGAATCAGCTGAGCGTGTGGATCATCGCCGCGACCTGCGTGCGCGTGTCCGAGTTCACCAACGCCCAGCGGCAGCACATCAAGACAGACGAACTGACCGTAAAGCGCCTAGGCGCCGGCTTGTGGCACGTGCCGGAATCGAAAACCGGGGCGGCCATGGACATCCCACTGGCGCCGCAGGTGGTGGGGTGGTTCCGCGAGCTGGATAGCCTGGCGCTGGATTCCAGGTACATCGTGCCGGCGCGGTCGGTGGCAAGGCTAAAAAAACACGGCGGGGATGCGCCCATTCAGAAAGACGGGGTGTGGGGTGCCATCAACTACTGGATCCAGAACTACCAGCCCAAGGTCCGGCGCTTCACCCCGCACGATCTGCGCTCCACCGCGAAATCGCACATGCGCGCCCTCGGCGTCGGCCGCGATATCTCCGAGATGTGCCTGAACCACAAGCTCAAAAGCGTGGAGGGCATTTACGACCAGTACAGCTACTGGAAGGAGCGGGCCGAGGCGCTGGCCCTCTGGGCTGACCATTTGGTGAAATGCCAGGCGTCGACGGCGGCGCGCTCGGCCAGGCGAGGGATGCTCACACGAGGCTGCGCTTCCTCAGGTAGGCGGCCCTATACTGGCCCTTCCCCTTCCTGCTGGAGGTGCGTATGTGCGGCCGTATCGTGCAGAAGTCCGGACCCATGGACTACGTGGAACGGATCTTCCCGAACCAGCATCAGATCTTCACCGACTCGGCCGGGCCACGCTACAACATCCCGCCTGGCACACGGCCACTGGCGATGCACAGGCTGGCCGGTGAATTCGAGCTTGGCCGGCTACCCTGGGGGTGGCGGCCGACCAATTCCAAGTACCTCATGTCGAATGCCCGGCTGGATAAGATCCTGGCCGGGGCGTGGCCCTGGAAGATGCTAACCGCGCGCGGCCGCATCCTGGTGCCAGCGGATGGCTGGTATGAATGGAAGCCGCTGGGCACGGGGCCGAAACCGCCCAAGCAGCCCTACTACATCCACGCTGCGGACAATGCCCCACTGTTCTTCGCCGGCCTGAGCAACTGGCGGCCCGGCGCCGAGCCGGACGAAGCTCACGGCTTTGCCATTGTCACGAATGACGCCGCGGGCGGCATGATCGACGTGCACGACCGCCGGCCGGTGGCATTGCCGCCCGACCTCGCCCTGCAATGGATGGATCCGGACTGCGCAACCGGCGACGCCTGGCACTGCTTGAGCGTGGACTACCAGAAACCGCCTTCACCTGGCACCCCGTGCGGCAGGAGGTCGGGAATTCCAAGTACCAGATGCCGGACGCAATCGACCCCATTTAAGGCGGAATATACTGGATGCCTGACCAGTGTTTTCCGCCATGCCGTTCAAAGACCCGCTCACCTTCGCCGACCTCCGGGCCATCCGGGAGCGTCAGCCCTGGAATCCCGATGTCCTCACCCTGCTGTGGGAGGTGAAGCGCCTGCGCGCGGCCATATTGCGCCTGCACCAGGTTTCGTTTGAACTGAAGCGGCCGGCCGGCCTGACGGGCGACATCTACGACGATCTGCTGGCGGGCCTGGCCAAGGAGCCCTGCGTGCTGGAGCGCGACCAGATGACAGCCGAGCTGCTGGAATCGCCGCGCAAGCTGCGAAAGGGGATGGCGCCGCGCTAGGGCTTGGTCCAGGCGTCCACCACACTCTGGTGCCGGGCGGCGCACTCCCCATATTGCAGGGCCAGCGCCATATAGCTGCGGGCAAAGTCATCCCAGCTATCGCTGGTCACCTCGGGCACCGGTGGGCACGCCAGCACCAGGTTGGCGGGTAGCATTGGCCAAGCGGCCGGCTTCGTTGATGTGCTGCAGCCGCTCAGCATCAATACGGCAGCCAGCAGGCAGAGGACTCTGGACTTCGACACGGGTGTACCTCTCGATGGTCTTGGGCTTGGCATCGCGTAATGCCACCAGGGCGCCCTCCAGGGTGCCGGAGATCCCGCCCAGGCGCGCGGTCTGGCTCTTGAACTCAGTGAGCTCGGCCAGAGTGTGATCGGCGTTGGCCTTGTCGACCCCGGCCTGGTATTGGCTGGCGCCGTACCAGCGCATGCCGGCAATCGCGACAGCCAGCAGCGCGGCCCCGATCAGGTACGGCGCCGCAGCGCGCAGCAACGGATTCATGCCCGCCCCTTCCAGTCGCGCGGGATCTGGAAGTGCGGGCCGTCGCGCATCTTCCAGTCGCCGCCCCACTCCACTGGCACGCCAAGTTCGGCGGCGCAGGCCTTGACCACCACGGCCAGGTCGGCAAACGCCTGCCAGTTGTTCCATGGGATCGACCCACTCACCAGCGGCGCCAGGTCTACCGCATGGCCGAGCCCGTCCGCTTGAAGCAGGTGAAAGCTGTTCATGGTCTTGCTGGTTCCTCGGGCGACGTACTCGCGCTGCTGCGCAACGGTTCTGACTCCCTCCACCACGGTGAAGTCCGCCGCCGTGCGCTGGATGGCCAGCCTCACAACGGCGACCAGGTCAGGATGCACGCCAACCAGACGCGTCAGGCTGCGCTGCGAAAGCTGAAATTGGCTCATTGCTTTGGGCTCCGAATGTGTTTGACAGTCACTGCAGCGACGTAGAAGGCGGCAGAAGCCGCGAGCGCGGCATCTCCAGCGCTCGCCCAGCCCGCCACGAAGATGCGGCAGGCCGCGCCGGTGGCCGTCAGGCAGACCGCCGACAGGCCGATTCGCTCCAGAGTTGTGTCCTTGATGCCGCGCGCAAAGACGGCCAGAGCTGCGCCGCCGGCCACGATGAGCCAGCAGACGAACGCCAATACCGCCCACAAGGTGAGATAGATGGTGCTGTCCATGTCACGCCCCTTTGCCGCGTACGCGGTCAATGAGTGCTTGCCACAGCGCCGCGATAGGTGCGACCTGCACCGCCTCCCAGGCGCGCGAAACGATGGCCATGCCGAACATGCCGGTCAGGAAACCCGCCAGCCCTTCCGGGATCCCCAGCAGCATCGACAAATACGGCGATGCGTAATAGGCCACCAACGAACCACTGGCCGCCATGCTGAGGCGCGCCGGCCACGACCCTTGCAAATACCGCATGGACACCGCGGCGCCGAGGATGCCGGCGAACTTTGCCGCGAAGGCATCGAAGTCTTGGATGTTCAATCGCGTCCCCTATAGACGAAAAAAACCCGCCGAAGCGGGTTTGGTGTTTAATGCTGTCGAGCCCTGAATCACTGCCGGGCGATCCAAATTCGCGAACTAGACTCAGCATGCAATATAGATACCCAAATTTTGATCTCCTTCGTTTATTGCTGGCCCTGGAGGTCGTGGTTGCGCATGTATGGAACGAGGTTGACCGCAACTTCTCATGGAACCCATGGGTAGTTGCCGTACCCGCATTCCTGGGTATTAGTGGTTTTCTAGTTCTCAAGAGTTTTTCGGAAAGTGGATCTTGGATCACATTCGCGAAAAAGCGACTGCTGCGAATTTTCCCCGCGCTTATCGCATCGTTCATTCTGACGATTTTCTTGATGGGGCCAACCTTCACCGTCAATTCAATCGTGACATGGCTAACCGGCGGCATCGTTGCGTTGCCCGGCGGATCGAACCTTCCTCTTTGGTCTCTTCTCTGGGAGGAAATCGCCTATGCGGCGCTCGCCATCCTGTGGCTTTGTGGTGCCTATAAGCGCCCATTGTGGATATGGGTACTGCTGCTTATATCATTAGGCAACGTTATTTACTGCGCGCAGTTCAGTGCATATGTGCAAACCCTGTCTTTCCTGCCGGCCTCGTTCTTCTGCGGAAATTTAATGTACCTCTACCGGCGTAGGCTCATGCAGGTAAACGCATGGGTGCCCTGGTTCTTCCTGATCTGCGTCTTGCTTTCTCGGCCGCTCATCCGAGAATATTCATTGCTCCCGCCCGCGGTGTTCCAAACATTGGCGATTGTCTGGGTTGGTATCGCGGGAGCCAAGCTAGTTCCGTTCAGGTTTCCTGACTTGAGTTATGGCGCCTATATCTACCATTTCCCCATCATGGCTTTCGTCGTTTATCGACTGGAGAACACATCCCAATTGGCGCCCCGGCAATGATTGCGGCGATGCTGATCCCTTTTTGCCTGTTTAGCTGGTATGCAATAGAGAAGCCTGCGCTGGCCCTGAAACCAAAAAGCGCAGGCGTTGCCCTTGCATAGGATGGCAAACTTGCGATTCAGACCCAATCGGGCGGTGTGAACGTTTCGCCGTTATAGCTCCACATTTCGCCAGGCATCGGATCTTCGTTCGTGATATTCACTAGGGTTTCCAGGAAGAAATCCGGGAACCGGGCCGTAATAGGAATTTCCGTTCCATCGTCGTAAAGCAGCGGTTTGATAATTTCAACCAATACGCCTTGCTCTACACGCGCGTACGTTTGCATTACGAATACTCCTTTATCAAAACAAGGCCGGATGCTCCAGCGCCACCGTTAAAAGGCCCGGTGCTCGGACCTGCTGCGGCTCCACCGCCGCCCGCGCCCGGGCTTATTGCGTCAGTACCAGTCGTGACAGCAGCGGATGGCGCGCCACCGCCAAAGGAAGAGCCGCCACCACCACCGCTTACTCGATGGAGAAGGGCAAGATTGAAACCGACCCCGCCTGACTTGCCCTTACTGTTGGCAACGTTGCTAGGGATCCTAAGCCGCCCTGCCCGCCGTAACCAAGGATTGGGAAGCTGGTAGTCGTCAAACCGCGCGCACCACCCGCGCCACCCGTCGCAGTAATAGCCGAGCCAAAAGACGACGTGCCGCCTGCACCGCCTCCACCTGAGCCTGTGCCCGCAGTGCCACCTGCGCCGACCGTGATTGCAATGGACGTTTGAGCGCCGGAAATGATGGATGATGCTTCACCGCCGCCGCCGCCGCCAGAGCCAGAGCTCGCTGCCGTACCCCCATTTGATTCAGTGCCGCCGCCGCCGCCACCGCCGCCGACGACAAGCACTTCCTGCACCTGAGTGCCGGCTAGGGATGTAAACGTCGTCGCTCCCGTAGTGGTAAATGCCCCGCCGTCGATGCTGACTTGCTGGGTCCCTCCGTTGATGCGGTACACCGAAGTGCGGAGAAGACGGCCCGGAGATGCTGCAAGCAAAGCTGTCTCAAGCTGCGCGAGCAACGCCGCCCCGTCACCGTCGTCCAGCACGTCCTGGCCCGTAGTGTCGGCGATGAATTGGGCCAGAACCGACGCCATGACGGACGACTGCCGCCATACCTTGTTGAGCTCGATAGATTTGGCGACACCAGCCTGAAAACCGCTGAGCCGACTTGCCAACGCCAAGTAGCCGGCCTGCGTGAGAACATTGGCCCCAGCGCCGGTTCCAAAAGGGAGAAAGTCATTTGTAGCCACGGAAACTCCTTTCAGCTTGAATAAAGATCACCCCAAGCTCCAACATCAAGGCCTGAAATGTATTGGTTGCTGACGTCGAAGCCGAAGAGCGGCCCATCGACGTCAGACACGATGAAATAGTTGACCCGCACGCCCTCGGGCTTGATCGGGATATAGCCGCCCGTGAGCAACGCCAAGAACACCGCAGACGGTCGATCACCAGCGATGCCAATGTCGATCGACATGTCGCCGTTGTCTTGGATGAATACGTAGGTGCCGGCTGGGTAGATCTGGCCGTCGCCGGTCCAGGTGAGCGCCGCGCCAATGGCCGGCACCTGGCCCATGGTGATCAGGCCGGTGGATGATGCGGCGTAATCGGTGACGGTGGCGCCCGCTCCATCGGTTCGGATATAGCTGGTTGGCTCCGTTCCAACCTCTATTTGCTCGCCCCAGAACTCGACTCCCTCACCGGCGGATATAGAGTCAAAAAACCATGGGATAGGAGGGTGAGCGGCTCCGGTAACTGTCGCCGTCTGCGACAACCACACACGCGTCCAGCCGTTCGGATAGGATTTCGATCCGTATGACTCTGGCAATGAGCTGCCGCCAATTACGGAGACTGCGCCCGTCGACACGTCGAAATAGACAGCTTTATTGAGGCCAAAACCGCTCGAATTCAAAAGCAAGCGAACGCGCTTGCTCGGAGAAGAAGGGTTAGCCTTGAACCAGATAGAGCCGACATATCGAGTACCAGCAACGTAGTTGACCGACGTTGCGGTGCCTGGATAACAACCAGGGGTCGTCCCAGTCCCGGCTGTAGACAAGAAGCCGCTTTCGTTCGACCCATCTGGTGCGATACCAAACCCCGGAGTCAAGGTATAGCTGTTTACTCCATTCCAGCCGGGCAATTTGGCAAAGCTGTAAAAGGCGGAATTAGTACGCGACGTCGGGTACAGCCGCTGGTTGCCCTGCCAGTCGTTCCTGAATATCGCAGCGCTTCCCACCTGAAAGACGGGGCGCCCCTGGTACTTGAGCTGGAACTGCGTCGTTGCTCCATCGCCGGTACCAAACGGCTCCGCGTTTGCGTTCACCGGAACGGGGCTGGTGCCGGCCGAGAAAATGCTGTTCAAAATGGCGGCGGACGATTCCAGTGTGCCGTCCCAGCGGTTCGCCCCGATCTTGGCTCGGATCAGGATCCGATAGGTGTCGTCGTCCAGAGACGTGATGCCAGTGTCCGGATCAAACGGGCCTTGCCATGCCCCCTGATCGAACCCCAGCCCGGCGACGTCGAATGAGAAATAGACACCTTCCAGCGGCGTGCGCACGTTGCGCGAAATCCCCACCCACTCCCCGACGGCGTCCAACTGCACGCCAACTGCGGCATCTAGGTCGTACGCCGGCACCATCTGCCAATAGCTGTCCTGCGCGCCCACGAAGCACTTCGACACAGCTTCCACCATGGCCGAAAATTTCGGCCTCCCCCGGTGGAATGCGGTGATCAGGTCCAGGTATTTTTCGACGTCTGCCATGTCAGGTCACCGTGAGCGTCACATTCGCGGCGGTCATGCTGGCCGCCTCGTTGAACACGAGCGGAACATCAGGAGAACCCGCGCCGCCCGGCCCACTGAGGGCGAGCGCCGCAAGTTTGAACACCGAGCCACCGCCAACGGCGTTCGCTGCGCTGATCGCATCGCCCCACTCGACAGAGCCGCTTGCGCCGCCGCCGATCTCCAGTCCGTTCACATAATCAGCAATCGCCTGTTTGATCGCTTCACCGACCGTCGTTGTGTATCCGGTCAAGGCTTTTATCGTCACCGCGGCGGTGATGGCCGCGTTCGAAGGCCGGAAGAAATTGATCGGATGCGCGATGCCGTAGATGTCGGTGACGATCTCGGTGGTCGTGCCATAAGTGCCTGTGCCCGGTGTCTTTTTCGCCGCGATAGCTGCGGCGATCTGCTGGGCGTCCCCACCGTCCACCACCATAGAAATGCTGTGCGATGGGATGCCGTTAGAGTCCGTAACGTTCGTGTCGTTTTCGTATGCCCGGTATCGAACAACACCATCCACGGCAGCCACGGCGCCGACGGTGCCTTCCAACACAGTGCGCGAGGGTAGCGCGACAGAGACCGCCTGTCGTTGACGCAGGGCACCATCCGCCTCAACCGGCTGGCCCGGCGTTGCGGCCGCTAGGTTGGTGACCGTCTGCCACCCTCGCGTGGGCGTGGCGATCTTCGTAAGCGATCCCGACGGCGCACTGATGGCCCCAATGGCCACGCACGTTGCAGTGACCGTGATCTGTCCAGTCAGCGGAATGGTCACCAATGCGGGCAAGTTCCACCGGTTTTGCAGCTGCTCATCCTGCACCACGCCTTCGGTGATGATGGTCCCCGCTTGGCCAACGATGACCACGTCGCAGGACGAGAACGAAGCGGCGGCACGCGCGATACCGTTGATTTTGACGTTGCTGGAAAGCGCAGCGCCCTGCGCGCTGGAAGGGCTGAACGAGGTGAAAACCTGGATCGCCGCGTTGTTCGTGTCGTTGATCGCCATCGCGATAATCGACAGGAACTGACCGTCTTGGCTGTCCGCTTCCAGATAGACGTCGGCGCCAAAGATAGCTTGATACTGCGCCTTCAGGAAATCCAGAATCTCCTGATATGACGGCGCCGTAATGCCGGTGGCGGAAATGATCGCGGCGGTGCTGGTGATCATAGTGTCGTCGTAATGGTTGTTTGGCCGTAGACCGTGCTTATGGTCACTGCGACGGATAGCTTGCGCGTATCGGCGTCTCGAGTGCTTGAATAGGCGTCGATCTGGGTGACCCCTTGGGTATCCAGAATCCGCGCCTGGATGACACTGTCATAGTTGTCCTGCGTGTACTTGCCCAGCACGTCGATGCGCCAGGGCGTTCCCTCGGTGTTGTCCAGGAACCATTGCCCGGTAAACAACTCAAGACGCGTCAACACAGCCTGACCGACCGCCTCCGGGGAATCCCGGTAAAAATCGGCCTGCTGCTGGCCGAAGGAGTAGTCCCCGTCGGTCGTCAGTTTTCGATATCGCATGGTTGTCCTTAGGCCGGCGGCCCGCCCAGCCCGGTCCCACCGGAATCGGTGTGCTGGTGCGTGCTGTCTATGGCGTGACCGTTCGAAGTGATAGTTCCTATGAACTGCACCGCCCCGGTGATGATGGAAGCGACGCCGCTCGCGATCGAACCAGCCATCCCAGCTGTCCAGCTCAACAGGCCGTTGATCGTTACAGCGGCCGAAAAAGTGGACAACGGCGACACAACATCCAGGCCGCCAGGCGCGACGATACGGATCTTCTGCGTTGTCGGATCCAGTTCGAAGAAGGTCGACCCGTCATCACTGCGCAACTGAGTCGCCGCAGTGCTGACGCCGCTGATCATCCTGGCCTGTGAGAACGGCCCCACTAAGGCGAACCCGTCGGCCATGTCGTGCATGCGCGGCTCCGTAGGTGCCTGCACCTGGCCGGACTGCCACCAAGCGTCAATGGCGCGTGCAGAGAACACCACGATGCACTCGTCACCGGCGGCAATTGGGAAGGTCAACGTGCAGCCGCCTCCCCGTGGGAAGTAGACCGGTACATCTACCAACAGTGGGTATTCCACGGCCGAGACGCTACCGTCCGACGCCTGCTGCACTCCTTGGATTGCCGGCTGAACAGTGACCGTGCCGGCGCCAGCGTCGAAGCCTTGAACAATGCCAGGAAGCGACGTCCACATGCCTGCGCGCATGCCCCGGAAGGCAGTCCGCAGCGCTTCCTCGGGGTTGTCATACCGCTCTCGGCTATCCATTCACAAACCCCAATAGTGCGCCGTTAGGCGGCCCCGGATCGTCGCGCGCGAGGCAGACGATCTCCGAATACCATTCCTGCCCCCTGGTATCCCCTACGTGGTTCACCGCCAGCACGCGGTAGAAACCATCAGCATCGGTCTGGGGAACGAAATTGACTGCCGTATAGTCCACCGAAATCACGGCATCCTGGATCGACGCGTTGTCCAACTGGATCAGGCGCCCGGGTGCAATTGCTGGATTCAACAGGCACCGAACGCTGATTCCCCCGTTCAGGTTCTTCTGCGGCATGCGACCATCCCTGTCTTGGACGTCAGCACAATAGCCTCGCCATCGACGTAGCCATACAACGGAACGATGTTCAACTTTCCGTCCTGAACATACCAACTGCTGTTCAAGGCCTGCGCCAGCATCTGCAAGTGGTCGCGAACCATCCCGAACATCGGTTTGCCGCGAGGGCCCGCAGTACTTGGAAACTCCGGCGCGAAGCCGGCGCTTATACCGTAGGGCTTCAGCACCTTCAGGATCGCTTCATACATGTCCTGAAACGTCCAGCCCGCCGCCAGCGTCGTGTTAATGACGCCGAAGTTGTAGGCTTTGTCACCGTCCACCGCCGCCAGGTCCAGATAGGTGTTGAGCGTATCCTCGCGCCCGAGCCGCTTTTGAACGATCTCGCCTGTGAAAATCGTGCTCAGGGTGCCCGGGTAGCCTGCTTGCAACTGCACGCGCGTGAATTCATCCCTGACCTTCTGTGCCGTCTGACTGGACAGGTTATTTACCCGAATGCTCGCGCGGTGCGGTGTGCGGATATCCCCACGGATGACCGCGAAGCGCAGACGGAGCTCCGAAATGTCCAAGCCATTGCCGGCGTCATCTGCCAGGATCAGGGATGCCTGGCGCAGCCACTGGTCGGTCATTGGCTACTCCGATAAGAAATACAGCTTTCCCTCTGTTCCGAGATCGGAATAGTCGGGCACTGCCGCGATGTCGCCCTCCACCAGGACGATTAGCCGACCGCCGATATCCAGGTAACGAAACTGCCCCAGCAGGTCAGCGCCAGTCACCAGGGGAATGCCAGACACGAGGGGCACCGAGTTCGCATCAGCGATGTCCAGCACCCAGCCCGTGCCACTGCGCCAAGTCAGTGCTAGGTTGTAGACCACCCTCGCAAGCGTGATGGCGAACCGCTGCGAGTCGGCAGATAGCGGGATTTCGTAAGCAGTCATAGTCCAATCGCAGCGCCGATCGATCCGGCCTTGTACAAAATGCTCTCGTTGACTTCCTTGGGCTGCTTCACGCCGGCATCCACAGGTGGAGCCGTGTCAACGGGATACGCCTGCGCAACCTTGGGAGGCACTTTCACCGTTGTCACCTGCACGATGATTACTTGCCGCAGCTGCGCCTGGACCACCAAAATGTCGTTGGTCTGCTGGTCCGTGGTTACCTGCAGCGACCGGATCAGCATGTTCTTGTAAGCGCGGCGCTTGGTGATCACGTCGAACGGCTGCCGCTGTTCCTGCATTTCCAGCAGTCGCCGGTAGACCTCGTCAACACTCACCAGGCCACCGTCTCGGATGACGTCCAAGATGTCGCGCGATCTGGACCACCCATACCGAATGACCAATTCCGCCGGCATCTTGAAAGAGTGGTCCGAGATCGCCGCACCCTGTTCGACAGGATGGTCGGTAATGGCGACCTCATCACGGTGGACCTCCTCAAGAGACACCTGTGGAATGACCTCCCCCAATGCCCTGTTCGTTCGCAAGAAGATGTCGGAAAGAATGTCGCCTATCACTGCACCGCCCCTCTGAGGTTGCGTACCAAGCGCTCGTTCACAGAGCCTTGTTCCCGCGACACAGCTTGGCCCGCCGCCTGCGGATCAGACACCCCATGGATATGGATGTCCGTCTTTTGGCTGACCTGGGCACCACCGCGTCCTACAAGCTCTGACGATCCGATGGCCTCATTGATCTGGTCGCGGCTGTACGGGTTGTATCCGTTCTCATGCTTGATAATTCCCTGCATGAGCATAGCCAGAGCGGCCGGGTCCGACTTGACGTCGAAGGTCTCGTCGGGGTCAATGCCCATGAACATGGCCAGCTGATTGATGTAGGCACTGGTGTCGTTTTCCGATGACGGGGCGTAGGTGTTGATCACCTTGCGGATCGAATCCAGACCGCGATCACTGTAGAGCCGGAGCTGATTGGCAAGCGCCTGAAGACCTTCGTGTGCTGTCTGCCAAGTCGCAAAGCGCCCGTTATCGCCACCTTCGCGCGTGGCGCCGCGCTGGCCAACAAAGTTCAAATTTCCTGGATTGTTATTCCTGATTCCCCGCGGCTTATCCGGCGAACCTGATCTATTGTTTCGGATCTCCGGTGGCTCAACGGCAGACCCAGGCTTTCTGTTCCCAGTATCTCCAGACCTAAAGAATGGCCCGAACCTGCTGTCTCTCACCTCTTCTGGATCAACTGACAACCCTGTTTCGCGTTGCCGAGCCTTACGATCAGCCCACACCTTTTTTATGCCGTCCCAGTCGCCGCGCATGGCGGCATCAGCCATATCCCCTAGGTCTCTGGCTTCCTGAATAGAGCCGTCGATGTACTTCTTGGCATCGCTAAAGCCCAAGAACTTGGCCAGCTTCTCCAGCGACTCGGAAAGGCGGTTGATCGCAAACACTGCCTTGTCGATCTCGGACGTCCAATTGCCCCAGTCAATCAGGGACTTACCGCCGTTCTTCCATACCTGATAGTCGTCAAAGAGCAGCGCCAGCGCACCAGCAAGGGCCAGGATGCGGCCGATCGGAGACGCGGAAATGACAAGGCTGAGCGCACGCCAGGCGACGGCGATCAGCCGATGGTTTTGAGCAGATCCTTGGAAGACTGGTCGGCGCTCTGAAACCACTCCACGACAGCGCGGCCGGCATCCCAAAGCCGACGAACAATGGTCAGCAGGATTTCTCCTGCCTTAACCAGTACCTGCACTACCTTGACGATACCGCCGCTGATGTCGTCGAAATTCGAGACGATCCACTGACGAAATCGGCGGATCTCGTCCGACAGGCCACCCGCGAGCTCCGATCCCGCCTTCTTGAACAGGATGTCAGCTGCCGCGCCGAGCGTGCGCAACTCCACCATGAAGCCGTGCGCCGCCTTCGCAGCCCTGTCCGAATCCAGCCCAGCCGCTCGCAGCATATCCCGATACTGGGAGCTGAATTCACCCAGGCCCTGCTGCAGTGCCATCAGGGTGCGCTCGTCGATTCCAAGGAAGTCGGCGTAAGCCTTGGCCCGGTAGTAGGGCATCTCCTTGAGCCGCGTCCCAAGATCGTTCAGGATATCGCCGGTGTCACGCAGCTTGCCGTTGGCTGACTGAGTCTGAACACCCAAACCGTGCAGAAACGAGGCTGCGCCGGGCGACGAGCGCATGAAGCGCCCCAGAGACTCCACCGCCTCGCGCGCGCCAGCGCCGAACTGTCGCGCTGCGAAGTCCAGGGCTTGGATCGTCTCGACGGACGCCTTGTTTCGTTGGGAGACGAAATACAGCTGTTCCAGGCTGTCCGAGATCCTGGCCACGCCGGCGACCACGGCTGTCGCTGCGGCGGTTGTCGCCGCTCCCAGGGCCACGGCTTGCACCGTGGCCGCGCCAATCGTGTCGACAAAGCGCTTCTGGCCCTTCTCGTCGATCTTGAATCCGAGGCCGACCAGGAACTCCTTGATCACATCTGCACTGGCTGCCATATTAGGTCTCTTCCATTTGCCGCGCGTGGGCCCGGTTCTCTTCCATCACGTCCAGCGCATCGTTCATCAGCGCGATATCGGCAAGATCGATCTCGCCCGATTTCAGGCTTTCGAACTGGCACATGCCCTTTATCACGGGGCGCAGCAACCAATCCTCACCCCCTGGAAGCGATTCCCAGCGCACTCCCGAACCCGCTATTTGGCGGGAAGACTCGCGGGGAGTGCGCCGAAAATATTTCCCAGGTTGTCCTGGATCACCTTGGCGGCCAGTTGCAACATCATGCCCAGGTCAATGTCGTCAAATGCCAACTGCCCCGCACGCCACACAGCGCCCAGGTGTTCGGTTCCGTTTGTCGGCTGACGATCCCCAGGCAAGTGCCGAGCACATACTCCGCGTCCGCGTCCGGCATCTGCGCGACGGCGTCGGCCAGCGGGGCCAACGACTTCGCAAAATCTTCTTTGGAAGGGGCCGCACCGCCCAGGGCGGACACCAGGCCGGTGAGGGCTGGCGCCACCCGGCGGGCGACGTGGAACTGCTGCATGGCGCTCAACCGGCCGGACCGGTAGTTTTGGCCTTTGAGAGTAATTTCCATCAGTTGTAAGTCCCCAGGTTGCGATCAATCTTGATCGCGTCAAATTGCCACTCGACGATGCCGCCATCCTTGGCGTAGGTCAGGTCGGGCGCGCGCTTGAACGCCACGCCACGCGCGATCGCAATGTCGCCGGACACCGAGTTGCGCACGGTGATCACGTTCTTGCCGTGCAGCGTGCTGGAGAGCGTCTGCGCGTCGTACTGGATCATCAGTGCCTGGTTGATCGGGCTGGTCTTCAAGAGGCGCACCGTGATCTGGCCGGACTTGTCGGCGTGCAAGCTGTGCATGCCTTCACCATCCGAACCGATGGTCATGGTGTTCTTGTCGGCCGCTGCCGCGATCGTGATGCCTTCTTCCGCCGTAGCGGCGCCGTACCCCATGTTGACCACACCGGTCGGGCCGGCCAGCGTGGCCTGTACGTCGATGAACGAATAGGTAGCCATGTTGGCGAGCTCCGATTACCGGTTGAAATTGGCGATGACGTCGACGCTATGGATAGCGCCCGCCAGCTTGAATGCACCCTGGATCACGGGCGCTTTGCGCGCCTCGCGATCCGCCTGCGATTGCGTGGCCACGGGCGGCGCATACAGGTAATACCCGCTGGACAACGTGTCACCACGGTTCAGATTCCCGAACCCGTCCGCGTTCCATACCCCCGGCGCCACCAGCCATTGGTCACCGCTTGGTCGGCCGCAGCGGCTGCCGTGGTCAACAGGTCATTGACCCCTGCATCGGTCTGCGGGATCTTGGTGGTGCTGGTGTAGAGCCGGTTGTACAGAGCCGTTTGCAGGTAGTTCTGAAACCAGTCGGTGCCGTGAACTTCGTCGAAGAAGTAACCGTTCGCCATAACGCCCTGCTCGATGATGGCGGTGTCGTTGTCGTAGTTCACGAACACATTGCAGTTCTTCCCCTCCAAGGCGTTCGCCTGCGTCGTCGTGAGCGTTTCAGCGGTCACCCCCGGTTCCTGCTTGAATTTGAGGGTGATCGTCGTCTTGTTGCCCAGGAAGTTGACCGTGAACGCGCGGCCATACAGCGACGCCGAGGCATACGGACTGGACGACGAGTATTGGCAGAACGTGCGCTTGAACTGGGCCGCCTTCAGCCGGCTGGGGAGATCGCTCGTAACCGTTGCATCTAGCACCGCCGTGGATTGCGTCGTAATACCCTGAATTCGGGACGGAGAGGCCGCCTCGATGTAGGCAGCCACTTCCATGTAGCTGTCGTCCGTGATGCCTTCGGCGGCAGCCTGGAGGCCGTACCAGTCGTTGGACATGTCGCCCATCTTCTGCACGGCGGCGAGATAGGTTTCGGCCGCGATACCAGGCACGGGCACGGCCGTTTGCGCCTGCGTCAGACCCAGCAGTGCGCTGACGTCCGTGCCGGCCGTGGGCGCAATAGCCCAGCCCAGAACGGAGGTCGCACCGGTGGTGTCGCTGGTGACGACAAACCGGCTGTTCACGCCGTCCCAGGCGATCTCGGCCCCCGTCAGCACGCTGTTGATTTCGGACGCCACGCCGTTCAGGTTGGTCGCGGCGGTGAAGTCCAGCCCCGTGACGGACTGCTCCACACCATCCACAGAGATCTTGAAGGCGCCGTCGGCGATGTCGTCGAAATTCGACAGCGCCTGCTGAGTCGGGTTCAGGACCGCTCCGCGCAGTAGGCCGGACGTTGCCGTCGCAGCCCAGCGACCGATGAATAGCTGATCGGGTTGCGGCGACTGCGAGAAAAACAGCGCGGCGGCGAGGTATTCCGGCGCCGTGGTGCCGAAATCGTTGGCCACGTCGTCGATGCCCTCGTATTCGCGGATGCGTTCATTGACGTCGATCACGGGCGACGAGCCAACAAGCAGCAGCGCGCCGAAATCACGGGTGCCGGCGGCGAGCGGCGACATGACGATGTCGACGTTGACGATACGGCTGATGGAAAGCCCTTGGCTCATGGATGACTCCGGGAAAGAAAAAGCCCGCTCGCGGCGGGCTTGAAATAGGTCTGTTCAGACGGTTACGGGACGACGACTTCCGCGCCAGGCCCCGTGTCCGACTGGATGGTTGCCTCGGCGCCAAGCAGGTTCAACACCGCATAGTCGCGGCGGATCACGCGACGGAATCGCATGGGCAGGTCATAGCGTTTCAGCCAGCGCTGGTTGACCAGTTCAGGCGCGGCAATGGCATCGCCTGCCTCAACGAACGCAATGCCGTGCTGGCCAATCTGCTCGCCGTTCTGCGGCACGTAAGCGCCATCGCGCAGCAGATCGGCGTAGCGCATAGCGTTGGGTCCGTAAAAGGTCGCCAGGACTTCCAGATCCTGGTGCCGGGTAAGGCGGTCTTGCCCATCGCCAGCCGGATCGTGCTGGATGGCCGGGTAGTCCTGCGAGCGCGTGCGCGGCGTCACACCCACGGCACACCAGTCCACGTTCGTCTCCGGCGTCTGGGGCACCGTCGGCTGCCAGCGCGGCCGGACCAATGCGCCAGGCAGCCCGGTAATTCCCTTGACGAAGGCCTGAAACACCAGGTCTAGGTCAAGATCCTGAAGCGGCGGCGAAACCACGGCGGGTGCGAGGTACCCACCGGTCGCCGATGAATTAGCCATTGCCAGCCCCCTGCAGCGGGATCAGATCACAGTAGGCCTCGACGAAGCCGGCGCCATACCGAGAGTAGTTGTTGACGGTTGTCACCGTGTACCGCGAGCCATCCCACGTCACAACGTCCGCATCGATGCCTGGCGCGCCCTCAAGCAACCTGAACTTCGTCACCACCAGGATCGAGCCCTTCACGCGCGAGCCGGTCGCCAAGCGCACCAGCACATCGCCGGAGTCGCTTGTCACGACACCGATGAATGGCGTGTCCGTGTCCACGTTCACCGCCAGGCCGTCGTCCCCGACCGTCTGCACGTTGCGAGTGCACACCAGCGAATCGAAGAAATCCGGATCAAGCAGGACTTCGGTTACGTCAAGGAACGGCATGGCTGAACCTATTTCTTGCGGACCACATAAGTGACCGAGTTGCGGAGCTGCCCCGTATCGAGCAGTGGCTTTTCACCAGTGCGGCCCCGCTTCTTGCGGTCAGCCAGTGTGCGCGGTGCCAGAGCTTCAAACGGGCCGTCCTGGATCTTCGCCCGGACTGAGTTCTGCGCCCGCAGGCCGCGCGCGCCAGTGAGCGTTCCACGCCCGCCGCGTTGCCGTCCAACGCCGCCTTGGCACCGCTGCGAAACTCGTCGACGATCTCCGGCTGGACGTTCTCCACCCCGGGTACCAGAAAAGGCCGCGCCGGAATGTTCGCCTTGGGGCTTCCGTTGTCCAGGATGTACCCGATCTGGGCGTTCGACAACGGCGTGTCTTCCTCGCGCTCGGGCGCACTGTCCGGAATCCCGACCAGCACGTCCTTTTTCACCAACTGCGCCATCGTTGCCAGCACCTTCGCCAGGTTGTCGGTGGTGACGGTCATGCTCATAGCTGGACACCACCGGCGCCGATCATGCGCGCGTAGAACAGCAGTTGGGTGCCGTAGGTCGTGGCGTTCCAGAACCCGCCGTCATCAAGCGTCACCGCGCCGGCGTCATAGCTCGCGCTGACCTTGTCCACCGACTTGGCCGTCATCGGCCCCGTGACAGCGCCCGGCGCG